TCAATTGCAATCCTAGAAAAGATTGCATCCGAACAGAATACGAACATATTACGAGTAGTTGTTAATACTTCAGGTTCGTGGGGACAAGACCCTGTAAGACCTGACTTGGCAATGACTACAGCAAGACTTCGGGTAACAGCCCGAACGGAAAATATTATTATTTAGGAGGTAAAGAAATGGCAACACATGATGTTAACCTAGGGAGTGGATGTGTAAGTGGTATGTTTTATCATGCACCAAAAGGAACTCAACTTCCTGCATATCCAACACAAGTGTTAGGTATTGGCTGGAAAGAAGTTGGATATATATCTGAAGATGGAATAACATGGAATACTGCACGCGAATCAGAGACATTAAAGGATTGGTCGAAGAGCATTAGAAGACTACTGCCTTCGGATGATTCGCCTACAGTTACGGCCCCGATATTGAGTACCTCAACTGAATCACTTAAGACAGTGTTCGGCAAGGTAGAAACTGAAGAGGCTAATAAAGATCATGGTGCTCTTAGCAAGGTTACGGTTTCAGCCGGTGAGACATCTGACTCTGAAGCATTTCTGTTTATCGGAAAGGATGATGATGATACATTTATGCTGGGTACATCTGACGGTTATGTATCCTCTGTTAGCGATATAACATTTGCGCCCGGTGAAGCGGTTAACTGGGAAGCTACAATTACGGCTGATCAGTGGATATTTATGAAAGATGACGGACAGGTTGTTAAGACACCATAAAGAAAGGATAATTTATGTACGAAGTAAAAAAACATAAACCATACAAGATTAAAGGGAGCGATGGCAAGGTATACCAGATTCCATGCATACAGAGAATTGATGCAGAAGATGTTGATTTGATGGCAAAGTTTAATACTGAAACGAACGTACAAGAGAGAATGAGATTGTGTAAAGAGTTTGTACTCAAATACGCAAAAGGACTTGAAAATGACCCTGAGATAGGAGAGTATGAATATTTTATGATCTTTGAAGATTATAATCAGGAATACTCATCTCAAGCGGGGGAATCATAAGCCTTGCTAAATTCGTTAATGAACATAGTGAGGCACTAGAACATGATTTGATTAAGTCAGGCTTTACGCTTGATGATATCGGGAGCACTCTTTCGTGGAGTGCTCTCGGTTCTTTTATTACGAATTTGGATATAGACACAGCTCTTGCAAGAGAGCTTGATAAAGATAGAGCAGTCTGGGGAACACTTAGTAAAACAAATGCGATACTTGCAGATATATATGATTTACTTAATCAAATGAATTCCAATATGGTAGCACAGGGTTCTGGCAAGAGAGCTAAAAGAGCTGCAAGGTATCCGCGTCCGGACGATAAGAAAGAGAAACATATAGGTACGGCCGTACCTATAAATGATTTTGATAAGTGGATAGAGAAAAAACGAAAGGAAGACCCACGAAATGGCATCAGGAGCAATGACTGAGGTTGCAAAAGCGACTGTCACAATTATTCCTAATATGCAAGGCTCACAAGTAGCGATATCTAAGGACTTAAATGCTATCGGTGATATTGCAGGAGCTGAAGCCGGCAAAAAGACAGGAACAGCTATGTCTAAAAACATAGGTGAGACTATGTCAAAGGCGGGGTCTACTTTAACGAAAGCGGTAACTGTACCGCTTGCAGCAGTGGGAACAGCTGCATTTGCAGCATCAACATCTTTCGAGACATCGTTTGCTAAGCTAACAACCATTGCAGATACATCATCGGTTTCCGTTGGAACTCTTAAAGATCAAATAGGCAAATTGTCGGCTGAAACCGGCATGTCACAAAGTGCTATAGCAGAAGCAGCTTATTCAGCAATATCCGCAGGTCAGGATACAGGACACGCCCTTGAATTCGTTGCGACTGCGGCGAAGCTTGCCAAGGGTGGATTTACAGATGTATCTACTGCAACGGATGTACTGACAACAGCTCTAAACGCTTACGGACTAGAAGCCAGTCAGGCGGCACATGTATCAGATGTACTTATCACTACACAGAACCTAGGAAAAACTACTGTTGCTGAGTTAGCTTCTTCTATGGGTAAAGTTATACCAACGGCAGCAGCTGCTAATGTTGGCATAGAGGATTTATCTAGCCAATATGTAGCACTTACTAAAAATGGTATTGCTACAGCTGAAGCTACTACGTATATCAACAGTATGCTCAATGAGCTGACTAAGTCCGGGACAAACGCAGATAATGCTTTTAAGGAAGCCGCCGGTGTTACGTTCCCGGAATATATCGCACAAGGACATTCTACGGCTGAAGCTATGAAGCTTTTGGGAGACCACATGCAGTCAACAGGGCTGAAAGCTACAGATGCATTCGGTTCTGCAGAAGCAGGAAAAGCAGCTAATGTATTGATTGCGCATACTGAGGATGCAACTGAAGCTCTAGAGCAGATGAGAACAACATCCGGACAGACAGAAGAAGCATTCGGCAAAATGAAGAACACGACCGAGGCAAGCCTTACCAAGATGAAGACAGCAGTTGAAAATCTTGCTATATCTCTTGGAAGTGCAATTCTGCCGGCAGCAACTCCGATAATAGAAGGAATTGCTACTGCAGTGACGAAAGTGTCTGATGCTTTTTCTTCTTTGCCTGAATCGACGCAAACAGCGATTATAGCTATTGCTGGTATTGCGGCGGCCGCAGGACCCGTACTAATGATTGGTGGCAAGATAGCTACTGGATTCACGTCAATAAAGGGCGCGATAGGTGGATTTACAGGAAGTGCCGGACAAGCTGCAGAGAGTCTCGGTAATTTAGGCTCAAAAGCATCTACAGCCGCATCAGGTGCAACAAAAGTAGGTTCGAGCTTCCAAACAATGGCAGGACAGGCGCTATTGTTATTAGCAGCAGGTGCAGCAGTCCTTATGATAGGTGGAGCAATGGCAATAATGGCAGATGCAGCTATAAGATTAGCTGAAGCAGGACCGGCAGCTATTGCGACATTTGTGGGAATAGCTGTAGTGGCAGTTGCAGTAACGGCAGCTATTGCCTTAATAGGTTCTGTTGCTACCGTCGGTGCCGCAGGATTATTGGCGCTGGGTGCAGCAGTTCTTATGGTAACAGGTGGAATTGCATTACTCGTATTTGCGGTTACAGGATTAGTTACAGCAATTGCAGAACATTCTACGCAGATACAGACAATTATTACAACAGTAGCATCTGCTATTAATTCAACCATTATGACGGTAGCGTCTGGTATATCTATGGTGGTTATATCCACAGCGCAAGGTATAGCAGTCGTTGTGCAAGGCGTATGTAATGGGATTGCAACGATTATATCCTCAATTGGAAATGTAATTATAGGTGTTATTGACGCCATTGGAAATGCTACATCATCAGTACTTAACGCAATCGCAGGAATATTTGATGCAATTGGAGTATCGGCTATTAATTGTGGTCTTGGCTTTAATATTCTTGCAGACGGAGTACTTAAACTAGTGGGTACTAATCTGGCGGACTTAGCAGGAACAATGACAGCTGTTAGTACTGGTATTGCAAGCATTGTTGCTCAATCCGGAAAGATTAACGATACAGCAAAGTCAATGGATACCATAAGTAACAGCATGGGACGCATGGAATCTTCAGCGAATAGCCTAAACGGCGCTATGGGAAGATTTGCATCAGGCGTCCAGAGTTCCACAGGCTCAGTAAGTAATTCCTTTGCTTCTATGAATAACAACGTATCTAATCAGTTGGCATGGATGAGCGGAATGATATCAGGAAGGATATTTGAAGCGATTATAAATGCACAAAACGGTGCGAGAGCTATATCCGATGCATTTTCTAACATCAGCTTCAACTTCAATCAGGGACACATTGTATTGCCACACTTTAGAATGAGTGGAAGTTTTAATGCGGAGACTAAGAGCGTTCCCAGAGTAGATGTTGACTGGTATAGGAGAGCGGCCGTTGAGGGTGCTGTATTCGATTCACCGACAGTAATTGGTGTAGGTGATGCATCCCAACCTGAAATGCTAATCGGAGAAAGAACACTTGAAAAGAAGCTTTCTGAGATGACAGGCAAAGGTAATATCACTTATGGAGATATCAATATAACTCTTAATGTACCTATGGGAGCAGATGGTAAGAAGATGGTAGATATGATAGAGGACGAATTAGCGCAACGTATGAGAAGGAAGGAGGTTATCTTTGCATAATAAAGACTTTTTCCTTTTTGATAATTTGAATATGCGTGATTTTGGGATATTTTTACAAGATGTAAGAGGGTTCGACAGCGTAGAACGTGATGTTGAGTTTATCAGCGTACCGGGTAAGAGTGGTGATGTTCTTATCGATAATGAGCGCTTTAAGAATACAAAAATCACATATAAATGTGCTATAGCGGATGGCTTTAGAAAAAGATTTACAGACTTTAAGGCTAAAATCAGTACTAAAACAGGTTACCGGAGACTAGAGGACACTATTAATCCTGATTATTATTACATGGCAGCTTTAATATCTCCCATTGCTCCGGACACATATGAAGAGGCGGACGTTGGTATATTTAATATTGAGTTTGACGCCAAGCCTCAGAAATGGCTTAAAAGTGGCGAAGCATCGATAACTAATCCTTCATCAATATACAATCCAACTAATTATGACGCTAAGCCATTAATCAGATTATATGGCCCTGGTAAGCTCACTATTGGCAGTTATTCATTAAGAGTAGATTCGTCATTGACATATTCGTATGTTGATATTGATTGTGAGCTTATGAATGCATATAGAGGTAAAGTTAACCTTAACAATTATATCTCAGGTGACTTCCCTAAGCTTGAACCCGGAGCGAATACAATTAACTGGACTGGTTCATCTTATACGATAACTCCAAGGTGGTGGACGATATGATACCGATTTTGTTTGAAGAGAATAAGACAACATTTAATTCATATGGACTTGGAGCACTGTCAGATGCCTTATCTTGTGTCGTTACGGAAGAAAGAAATGGAATTTTTGAACTTGAAATGGAATATCCAGTTGATGGTATACATTTTGAAGATATAAAACATTCCCGGATTATCCTCGCTAAAGCGAATGAGGATATGGATAACCAGGCATTTAGAATATATAAGATTACAAGTCCCACTAATGGAATTGTAAAGATATATTGTGAACATATATCCTATCAGCTATCTCACATTCCCACAGGTGGAGCTGATGCAACAAATTGTCATAATGCTCTGGCAGGACTTAAGAATAATGCTTATGAGTCATGTCCTTTCACATTCATAACAGATAATGAGACTCTTGGCACATATAAGCAAGAGCTCCCTGCTTCTATTCGCGCGAGACTTGGCGGTGAAGATGGTTCAATACTAGATGTATATGGTGGTGAGTTCAAGTGGGATAACTTCAAAGTATATAACCTAACAAGCAGAGGACAAGACCGTGGTGTTACTTTGCGATATGGAAAAAATATAACGGATATCGAACAAGAAGAAAACCTGACTGACGTATATACAGGAGTGTGCCCATATTATAAAGGCGTAGATGAAGAACAACAAGATGTTATTGTCACATTACCGGAACACGTGTTACATGCCTCAACTGCTTCTTTATATCCATACCAGAGGACACTTATCCTTGACCTGTCATCAGAATTTGAAGATACACCTACGGAAACACAGCTTAGGACAACTGCTAGTTCATACATGAAAAGGAATAAGATAGGCTATCCGCAGATATCGTTAACCATATCTTTTGTTGCTTTGTGGCAGACGGAAGAATATAAGGATATAGCACCACTTGAAGAGGTGGGGTTATGCGATTATATTCATGTCTACTTTGAAAAGCTGGGTATCACTGCAACAGCTAAGGTTGTTAAGACAGTATATAATACATTGCTAGAACGATATGACTCTATAGAACTTGGCGATGCAAAAAGCAGTCTTCAAAGTACCATTGCAAAACAAATATCATCTCAGACATCTGAGATGCCTACAAGAGATGATGTGTTAAATGCGATAATCCAGGCTACTGTCTCATTAGTAGATACTGACGATATGCAAGAAGCTATTGCAGACGCAAAGATGGCTTTAGAAGAATCTATTGATAGAGCTACATCTCTTATAACCGGTAATGAAGGTGGCTATGTTCGATTTCTCTATAATAGTGATGGATTACCAACAGAGATACTTATCATGGATACCCAGGACATACGTACCGCAACTAAGATATGGCGCTGGAATAAGAACGGCCTAGGGTTTTCCAAGGATGGTGGCAGGACATATGGACTTGCAATGACACAAGACGGGGCTATTGTTGCAGACTTTATCACAACAGGAACTCTTACAGCAATAGCTATATCAGCTCCTATTATTACCGGCGGTTCTATTACAGGAACATACATCAAGACAGCGTTAGATGGCAAGAAGCAATATGTCTTAGATGAATTGGGCTTATCATTTTATAATTACGATGTTGATTCTTCTGCAATTGGAAAATTAACGATATCGGATGAAAGTGTTTTGTTTGGATCAAGGCATACATTCATGCAGGCGTCAACTAATTTTCGCTCAATAGGCTATTTAGCCGGGCATCATCTTAATGTAGTGGGATATCCATATGCTAGAGCTTACATTAACTTCTTTGGCAATGCTTCTGTACTTAAAGATTACCATGTGCGCATCCAAGATGGCGGCGATTATGGATTCCACTTTACACATCAAAACGGCTGGGCTTACCTTGCCTGTGATGAGGTAATATCTCAGTCATCAGAAAAAGTAAAAGAAAATATTTTGGAGATTAGCGAAGAAGACGGCAACAAGATTTTAAAATTAAGGCCTGTCGAATTTGATTATAAGTGGGGCAAACATGGATATGGAATGATAGCCGAGGAAGTATACGAAGTATTGCCCGACCTTGTGAGTATTCCTGAAGGCTATGACCCTAATACATATGAGTATCACGATTTTACAGATAAAGTGCCTAACTTGGCGTATGAGAAATTTATCCCATATATCATTAAGCTATGTCAAAACCAACAGGCTAAGATAGATGAGTTAGAAAAAAGAATAGAAGTATTGGAGGGAGCAAATGACAACACAAACATTTGACCTAAACATTATCCCCGGTGGAATACCTCCTAGGATTAATGTATCACAATATGACACAGGATTAGAAACACTCAAATTCACGCTATATGATGGCACGAGTTCTTACTCAATGCCATCGGGGGCTACTGTATACATTGAAGGAACTAAACCAGATCGTAAAGGCTTTTCGTATGCATGTACACATTCGTCTAACATAGTCACAGCAAATGTTGTAACGCAAATGACAGCTGTAGCCGGTGAAGTTGATTGCGAGCTGGTTGTAAAGAATTCAAACGGTAATCGTATCGGAAGTGCTAATTTTGTTCTGGCAGTAGAAAAGGCTGGACTTAATGCTGATACCGATGTATCAAAAACAGATATTCCAGATATTATTGCTCTTGCTACAGAGCAAATGAAAGCGGCAGCAGCATCTGCCCTGGAAGCCAAAGAATCAGAGACAAATGCCAAAGCAAGTGAAAACAATGCTACTACATCTGAAGCTAATGCTAGGACGTCAGAACTTAATGCTGAGACGTATGCGACTAATGCAAATGAAAGCGCAAATAATGCAGCTGCATCTGAGGCTAATGCTAAGCTGTCTGAAGATAATGCTAAAGCGAGTGAAGATAATGCAAGAATAAGTGCCGAGGCGGCAGCAGTATCAGAGGCAAATGCCAAAGTAAGTGAGGTTACGGCTGGGTCGTATGTGGATACAGTAGTATCTAGTGCCGAGGCAGCAGCAGTATCAGAGGCAAATGCCAAGATAAGTGAAGATAATGCTAAGGAATCAGAGACTAATGCAAAGACAAGTGAAGATAATGCCAAGGAATCAGAGGTAAATGCAAAAGCATCAGAAGAAAATGCGTTTGCATCAGCAATCACAGCAGAGTCTCATGCGAGTAATGCTTCGACATCTGCAAGCATTGCTACAGATGCCGCTAATATTGCATCAACAAAAGCAAACGAAGCGTCATCTTCAGCCACATCAGCATCAGGCTCAGCAAGTGATGCCTCAGATGCATTGAATTCTATGATGCAAATAGCAGAAGATACGTTAGATGAGATAGATAAAAAACTCAAAATAGCAACATTCGACGTGGATAATGAAGGCAATCTTGTATATACAGATGATTCATTATACGCATTTAGCATAGATGATGATGGTAATCTTAATTATGCGTTAGCATAGAAAGGAGATAGACATATGGCAATAAGATAATGGAAGATGATTATGGATGTGAGGACAGAGTAGATGGCTATATTCCCAGGGTAATAGTATATCTAAAGTCCGAAGATCGAGAAACAAGTATAAAACAAGTGGACCAGTATCTAATTGATAATGATATTGATGTTGGAGATATAGTTGTTATCAATAATGAAGGTTTTCTTGAAAAGGTGGGATGTTCTATATCAGAATGA